AGGCGTACTCCTTGACGGATCTCAGTTGAGTCTGGTCGTGATTGCGCGCATCGAGTGTAGGCGAGCCGGCAGGCTGCTCTCGCAGCGCCCGGGGCACCCCGCGGGAAAACGGCGGCACTCCGGGCGACCCGGCCGCGAACGACTGTCGGGGTGGCGGGATTTGAACCCACGGCCCCTCGCTCCCAAAGCGAGTGCGCTACCAAACTGCGCCACACCCCGTGGCGAGGAGCAGTGTATGCCGTCCGCGCCCGTCGGAGGTGCCGGGGCGGCCGGCAACGCGCCGGAACGCCGCTCAGAATCGGCGCGGCCCACAGGCGCGTGCGCGCGCGACGGGCGGACCGGGTAGGCTGTCGGCGCGTCCCGCATCGTCGGGACGTGCGCGGGCGTAGCTCAATGGTAGAGCTTCAGTCTTCCAAACTGACTACGCGGGTTCGATTCCCGTCGCCCGCTCCACCTAAAACCCCTGGTCAGGGGCACCGCTTCCTACTTCAGAGCCTCAACCGAGGACCCCTGTGAGAGATCAACTCTCACGCTTATCTCACGGCAGCTACGGGGAGCCGCTTCTTCACACGCACGGCAGACCGCAGCGTGAGACCTGCTTGAGCCAGTGAATCGGCCTGCGAGTGGATGTAGGTCTTCATGGTGAACGCGGCGGACGAGTGACCCAGCCACGCGGAGATGACGGCGGTAGGCACTCCCCGCAGATGCATCAGCGTTCCGCAGGTGTGACGAGCGTCGTGCAGACGGATGACCGGCAGCCCTGCCGCCTTGGCCAGACGCTTGAACCTCTTGCTGTGTCCATCGGGCGGGTAGGGCCGTCCCAGCTCGTCCACACACACCAGGCCGTGATCCTCGTATGCGGGGCCGGCGGCCTTCCTCTCCTGCCGCTGTAGCTTCTGAAGCGCGGAGAGAGCAGACACCATCTCCTGATCCAGCGGGAGCGTACGTCTCCCCCGCTCACTCTTCGGTTGCTCGGCGTGGATCACCCCGTTCACGGATACCCGCGTCTCCTCAACCGTGATGGTCGGGGTACCAGCGGGGAAACCGTGCTCCCGAGCCCTGGTGCCCTTCAGGTCGACACCCGCCCACCGCATCCCGAGGACTTCGCCCCTACGCAGCCCACAGAGCGTCAGAAGCCACACGGGGTAGAGACGGTGCCCGGACACATGGTTCAGGAACGCAGCGGCCTCCTGAGCGGTCCACGTATCCGTCTGCTTCGGGGTGCAGGTGGGTCGCTCAACCAGGGTCACCACATTGCGGGGAGTAAGACCCTGCTTCACTGCCGAATCCAGCGCTTGAGAAAGCACGGTGAGAGCGCGGTTGACGGAGGTAGCCGTGAGGCCCGGATTGTTGGTGTGCCTAATCCGTCGACCGCTTGAGAGCATCCAGTCAACGGTTTCGTCCACCTGCGTCTTGGTGAGCTTCTGAACGGGCACGTTGCCCAGGCGTTCGGTGAAGGGCTTCAGATAGTTCGCGTACGTGTTGCGGGTACCAACCCGCAGGTTGCGCTTACCACCCAACCACGATTCAAGGTATGTAGCGAGAGTGAGGGCGGAGGGAAGAACCAACACCCCCGTAGCCTTCTGGGACTTCAGTCGTGCCCACTCTGCTTCAGCGGCCTTCTTGGTCGGGAACGTATAGGTCTTCTGAATCGGCTTGTCGGCGGCATCACGCCCAAGGCGCATGACGAACCGCCATCGAATCTCACCGCTCTTGAGCACGACCTTCTTAATGCACGTGTTCACGCTTCCCACCCTCCGCCATCAGCGAGAATCGGACGCTACCACAATCCATTACTATTACCTCCATGTCACTAACAATGCGAGTGCCGGACCCCAGGCGGAAGCCGACGCTTTCAATTCGTGAAACGGCGGCCCTGCTGAACATGGGGTTGAACAACACGTACGAGGCCGCCAGGAACGGGGAGATCCCGGCAGTCCGTATCGGTGCGCGCTGGTTGGTGCCAACAGCCAAGCTGCTGGACATGCTCGGGATTGATTGGAGCAAGCAGTCACCACCTCGCAAGAGAGTCAGGACTGTACGTTCCTGAACGTTTGAGAACGTCAAGTCTAGCACCTGCAATTAACTACTTGAATTGAGAGGAACCAGAGATGGCGCGGAAAGTGCAGCCGGAAACACTCGCCGTACGTGGTGCGTACCCGTGGAAGGAATGGACCGACGGCGAGACGTGGCAGCTTGAGCGGGGCAAGGACTACACCATCACCGACGAGGCCATGCGGGCACAGGCGTACTCGTACGCGTGCCGCAACGGGATGGTCGTACGCACAGGTGTGACCGAAGAAGGCGTGGTGCTCCGCTTCAACAAGCCCCTGCCGAAGAAGCGGGTTAAGAAGGTGAAGAGGCGGAGCCATGAGCAGCGGGTGGAAAAGCGGGAGCACAACACGGTGGCGCAGGATTCGGGAAGCAATCCTCTTGAGGGACAGCTACCGCTGCCAGATTCGGATACCTGGAACATGGACTACGCGCACAGGTCAGGTGAGGAAGTGCGCGGGGGTAGCTGACTGTGTGCATCACATTCGCGGGAAGAAGGCGGGAGATGCACACGACAATCTTCAAGCTGCCTGCTCCCCGTGCAACCTGAAGGTGGGAGACCCAACAACCAAGGGATCAGATCCACCATTGGTCACAGTAACCGACTGGGATTGAGACAGTGAACTACGTAGGCGCCTACCCTGCCCTGCTTAATCACTTCAACTCATCATCGGTTTTCCCCATCCAGGGCTAGGACCAACACCCCCGTCGTTCTGTTCCTTTTTTTGACGAGTTGAGGACAGCAAGTTATGACCAAGCCACTCAAGAGACTGCCTAGAAGGCCCACGACCATGACCGTTGCCGTCCGGCGTGCCCTGAAGGCAGCGGACCTCGACCCCAAGGACGACGGGGTTGTGGCCCTGGTGAAGGAGTACGCCCGGCTCATGGATGACGCCGTGCAGTTGGGCGGGCTGATCGAGGACGTACGGGCGGAGCTTGACGACGACGACAAGTCCGGGCGGAGGAAGCTCGCTCGGCTTGAGAAGGCGGTGACGGTCTACCAGACCACCAACGACCTCGGACCCAAGCTCCTCGCGGCTCTGAGCGCCCTGGGCCTCACTCCCGAGGCACGTGCGAAGGATCGAGGTGACAAGAATGCTTCGGCTGGTACCAACCCCCTCGGAAAGCTCATCGCCATCCACGGGGCCGCTTCTCGGAAGCACCCTGCCTAGGGTCTTCACCCCGCCACTGGTCACCGGAGATCCGGGGCCGTGCGGTTGCGGCTGTGCACTCACCCCCGACACCAGCTACGGGTTCGGGGTCGACGCGTTCGCCAGCGATGTACTCGGTGAACCGCTCGACCCTTGGGAGCGGTGGGCCGTCATCCACGCGGGCGAGGTGCTTCCTGACGGTCGTCCCCGCTTCCGTCAGGTGCTCATCCTCGTCGCGCGCCAGAACGGCAAGACGCACCTGCTTCGTGTCCTCAAGTTGTACTGGCTGTTCGTGGAGCAGTGGCCGGTGGTGCTCGGTACGTCGACCGACCGCACCTACGCCAAGAAGGACTGGCAGAAGCTCTGCGACATGGCGAAGGACAACCCGTACCTGCGGGCTGCCCTGCCGCAGCGCAAGAACCTCGGAGTCTGCACGCAGATCGGTGAGGAGGCACTGACAACAGCGGAGGGTTGTCAGTACACCTTCGCGGCCACCAACCGGCGTGCCGGCCGTTCGCTGTCCATCGACCGCCTGGTGATTGACGAGCTACGCGAGCACACCAACTGGGACACGTGGAACGCCGCGACGAACGCCATGAACGCCCGGCCGTTGGGGCAGGTCTACTGCATCACCAACCAGGGTGACGACACAGGCGTAGTGCTCGACTCCCTGCATGCGCGGGCACTTAAGGCCATCAAGTCAGGCAACACAGAGACGCGGCTTGGTCTGTTCGAGTGGAGCGCGCCGGATGGTGCGGACCTGATGGACCCGGACGCGTGGGCGGCAGCCAACCCGAACCTTGGCCGGCGGATCGACCCGGACAGCCTGCGCGAGGAACTTGAGCGCGCCAAGGAGAAGGGCGGGGAGGAAGAAGCCAGCGCGCGTACGGAGATCCTGTGCCAGCGGGTGAAGCAGTTGGACGGCGCGGTGGACGCACAGGCGTGGACCGACTGTCTTGAGGTGGGCAGCCTGAAGGAGCTGCGTTCGCGCGTAGCCCTGTGCGTCGACATCTCCCCCGACCGCAGACACGCCACCCTTGCCGCCGCAGCAGTGCAGACGGATGGACGTGCGCGGGTGGAGGTCGTCGCGTCCTGGTCCGGCATCGACGCCACCCAGAAGCTACGCGCCGAACTGCTCACGCACGTTCAGAAGATTAAGCCGCAAGCGTTCTGTTGGATGCCCAACGGACCGGCCGCAGCACTCACCGCGGAACTTCAGAAACGTAAGGGATCGCAGTCGTTCTGGCCGAGCAATATAGCTGTTGAAGAGATCCGCGCAGAAGTGTCGGCCGTGTGCATGGGTCTCAGTGAGTTGGTTGATGCGCGCCAGGTAGTACACAGCGGGCAGGAATTGTTAGACACCCACGTCACTTCAGCATCTAAGCTCTGGTCTGGGGATACGTGGCGCTTCAGCCGCAAGGGTGAGGGACATTGCGACGGCGCATATGCAGCGGCGGGCGCTATACATCTCGCCCGCACACTTCCCGCCCCTGTTGGTAAGCCAAGGCTAGTCATCAATACTGCGTGAAGTTAACCCCCAACTCCTATCGGTAAGATAGGCGTTATGGGATTTTGGCGGCGGTCGTGGCAGTGGCTCAGTGAGTCACCGAACGCGACCTTTTCAGAGAGCCAACCCCGACCTGTCGACCAACTGATTGTCGAGATGATGGGTCGGGGTTCGGCTCCTCGTGTTGGTCGCACGGAGGCGCTTTCCGTTCCCGCCGTTCAGCGTGGTCGGAACTTGATTTGCTCAATCGCAACTCTGCCTCTCGTGCAGTACGGTCCCGACCGGAGCGTGGTAACCAATCTGCTGCTTCAGCAGATCGACCCGGACGTGGCCAACGTGGTCACCCTCGCTCAGACGATCGAAGACCTGCTCTTCGATGGCCTGTCGTGGTGGCGCATCACCGGATTCGGTTGGGACGGCTACCCGACCAACGCACGGCATCTCGATGTCGGGAGCGTGTCGCTTCAGCCGCCCGCCGGTCGTTCCCCTGCTCCCCTGCCTGGTGGGCATGACCCGCGTGAGGCCGTCGTGTACGTGGACGGCCAGCCGGTGCCTGCCTCCGAGATGATCCGGTTCGACAGTCCCAACCCTGCCCTGCTGAAGGTGGCGGGCCGGGCGATTCGTCGCGCCATCCTTCTCGACCAGGCCGCCGCGATGTACGCCGACGAGCCAAGGCCGCTGGATTTCTTCACCCCGGCTGAAGGTGCGGACCCGGCGGACGACGCGGACATCAAGGAAATGCTTGAGGCATGGAAGCAGGCACGGAAGTCGCGGGGCACCGCGTACGTTCCTGCCGCCCTCAAGTACAACGCGGTGGATCAGCCAACGCCGGCCGACCTTCAGTTGGTTGAGCTTCAGAAGCGGGCGACTCTCGACATCGCCAATGCTCTGGGGCTCGACCCCGAAGACCTCGGACTTAGCACCACTTCGCGGACCTACCAGAACGCGACGGACCGGCGGCAGGACCGAATCAACGACGTGTTGAGCCCATACATGCGCTCAATCACTGACCGGCTGTCGATGGGCGACGTGACCAAGCGGGGGCACGTCGTGCGATTCGACTTGGACGACTACATGCGCGCCGACCCTCGCACGCGATGGGACGTGTACGAGAAGGCGCACACCATGGGGGCCATCACGGTGCCCGAGATTCGAGCCGAGGAGAACATGCCTGCACTCACTTCCACCCCGACCCCTACCGAGACCACCAGCGAGACGGAAAAGGCCGGCAGCGTGGACGTGAAGGCGTCCAACGACACGGCACTGAATCTGTCCACCGATGAGAAGTCGGGAATGGTGTTCACCGACGTTCCTTCGTCCACCTTCTCGGTTGATGAGGGCAAGCGGGAAATCATCGGCCTTGCCGTTCCGTACGGCAGGGTCGCGGTGAACATGTTCCGCAAGTGGCGGTTCGACGCCGGGTCGCTGAAGTTCGCGGACCTGGGTCGCGTGAAGCTCCTGCGCGACCACGACCGCAGTCAGGCCATCGGCCGTGCGGTCGAGATGACCGAGACGCCGGATGGCGTGGTCATGAAGTTCCGGGTTGCTCGCGGTCCCGAGGGTGACCGTGCGCTTGCCCTTGCCGCAGACGGCGTTCTGGACGGGCTCAGCGTCGGCGTCGACTTCGACATGGCGACGGACACCGTTCCCGACCCGAGCAACAAGGGCGTGACCCTCGTGCGTCGCGCCGACCTTCGTGAGGTGTCGCTGACCGCGATGCCCGCATTCGATGACTCTCGCGTGACCAGCGTGGCCGCGAGTCGAGATGGAGGAACCGAGATGAAGTGCGCCACGTGCGGGCAGATCCACGCGGAGGGCGTGGCGTGCACCGCAACCACCACCGCCGTCACCGAGCAGCCGACCACCAACGGCGGCACCTTCGACGCTGACGCCATGACCAAGGCGTTCATGGCCGCGCTTCAGGGCGTCAACCAGAAGCCGGCGGAGACCGAGCAGCGCCAGGTGGTCAACCCGACCCGCCTGACCGCCAGCGTCACCAGTGAGGCCCTGCCGTACCGGTTCGACCGTGGCGGGAACTTCCTGCCGACCGAGCACGTCTTCTCGGCGGACCTGCACGCCATGTCGCTGTCGAACGACCAGTACGGCACCGAGACGGATGCCGGCAAGCGGGTCATGTCTCTGCTTCAGGCCGCGTTCGCCGACACCCGCACCACCGACGTCACCGACCTGAACCCGACCATCCAGCGGCCGGACATGTACGTGGATCAGCGGGACTACCGCACGCCGCTGTGGAACATGGTGAAGAAGGGTGCTCCGCCGAACGGCGTCAACCCGTTCCGCTTCCCGAAGTTCAGCGCGGCCAGCGGTCTGGTGGGTGACCACACCGAGGGCGTGGAGCCGGCCAGCGGTTCGTTCGACGCGACCGGGCAGACGGTGACCCCGACCGCCCTGAGCGGCAAGGCGTCCATCACCCGCGAGGTCTGGGACATGGGCGGCAACCCGGCCGTCTCGACCCTCATCTTCAACCAGATGCTCCGGGGCTACCGCGAGGGTCTGGAACAGGCCGTCGCCACGTTCCTCAACACCCTGACCGCCGCTGCCGACATCAACCTGAACACGGGTGCCACCGCCGGTTCCGCCCCGACCTCGGCGCAGCTCGCGGGTAACTGGGAGGCGGCGCTTGCCGACCTTCAGTTCATCCGGGGCTACGACTTCGACGCGTTCGCCTTGGAGGCCAACCTCTACAAGGCGTTCGTGGCCGCGAAGGACAGCTCCGGTCGGCCGCTGTACCCGATCATCGCGCCGGCCAACGCCAACGGTTCCGCCGCGTCGCGGTTCCGCACGCTGGACCTCGCGGGTGTCGTCGGCGTTCCGTCGTGGGCGCTCACCGCGACTCCGGGCAGCGTGAACAACTCGTGGCTGTTCGACTCCTCGACCGTCCACGCGTGGGCTTCCGCGCCGCAGCGGTTGGAGTTCCCGGGCACCAAGCCGACCGACGGCAGCTACGCGCCGGTCGCGTGGATCGACATCGCCATCTGGGGCTACAAGGCGTTCGCCAACAGCGACATCGGCGGCGTGCGTCAGGTCACCTACGACACCACCACCTGATCCGGCACTTCACAACCTGAAGGGAGGTGACCGTCATGGGCATCATGGCGACTGCCAGCACCAGCGTTCTTCTGCCGGTGGGTGGCCTGTGGGTTATCGAAGTGAAGACGACCGACAGCGACGGGTACGCGGTCGACAGCGCTCCGTCCGTGACGGTCACCCTTCCCGGTGGCACCACGTCCGCGCCAACCGTGGGGCAGGTGACCACGGGCCGGTATCGAGTCGAGTACATCGCCTCAACCACCGGTCGCTACGTGGCGCGGGTGGTGTCGGCAACGCACGGGGCCGTGGACTTCGCGGCCTACGTCGCTGCCACCACGGCGGGAACGGGGATGCCGACCACCGATGACGTGGCCGCTTATCTCCGTGAATCAGCCGCGTCGTGGTCAACGGACGACCTGCAAGACGCTCTGGACGCTGAGAGCGCAGCTCAGCGTTCCGTGTGCCGCGTGGGTGCCGTCTACCCCGACGACCTCCGCCAGGCGCTTCTACGGCGCGTACAGCGGAACCTCTCCATGCGCCAACTTCCACTCGCGGTCCTGACGGGGGATGCCGACACGGGGGCGTCCATCCTTCCCGGCCGTGACCCGGAGGTGCGCAGGCTTGAGGCGCCGCATCGAAAGCTGGTGATGGGCTGATGTTGGCTGAGTTCAGAACCACCATCGCCGGCGCACTGAGCACGGTTGAGGGAGTGAACGGGTACGCGTACCGGCCCGCCACTCCCCGACCGGGCGACGCATGGCCCTTGCTCGGTTCCCTCGAACGTTCCGAGGGCGTGAGCTTCTACGTCACGTGGCGGGTGCTCATCTTCCTGCCGCAGGACGAGCGAGCCGCGTCCGACTGGATCGACGCCAACTACGAGGCCGTGGTTGATGCGTTGGAACCGGTCGGCTTCGTGGACCGCATCGAACCGGTGGCACTCAACGCCAGCGGCTCTGACCAACTCGCACTTCAGATCCTCATGAGAGGGGAATAACCATGCCCGCTGCAACCGGGGCGCACGTCTTCCGCAACGCCATCGTCACCGTCGAGGCGGTGCAGTACGCCAACCAGGTCACCAAGGCCCGGCTCGTTCCCGACACCCCGATCCAGACCGTTCGGACCCTGGTGCCGGACGGCGTGGTTCAGGACGTGGACTCGACCGTCTGGACCTTCGAGATGTCCGGGCTTCAGATCAACGGCACGGGTGGTCTGGCCAAGGCTCTTCGTGACGCTGCGGGGACCGAGGTCGACGTGACCCTTCAGCTCAAGGCCGGCACCGGTCAGCCGACCGCGACCTTCACCATCATCGCTCTCGCCCCGGAGTTCGGCGGGGAGCAGGGCAGCTACCTCACGCAGGAGATGACCTTCCCCGTGGTGGGTGCTCCTGTCTTCGGCACGAGCGCGTAAGGGGAATTCACGATGGCAAGCCTTCTGGTGGAGCTGCACGCGGAGATGGAGGACGGCACCGAGCACGACGTGGTTGCCGACCAGCGCGACGTAGCCAAGTGGGAGATCCAGGACTTCGGGTGCCCGTTCGACAACATCCACACCCGGCCGCTCCTGGCGTACCGGTGGCTCGCATGGTCCGCCATGAGTCGCCGCGGACTTACCTCCCTCAAGTGGGATGAGTTCGACGCGCAGTGCATCGAGGTCCGCGACCAGGACCACGACGAGGAGGACGGCGCGTCCGGTGATGGCACTCTCCCTGGCCACACGGCTCCGTAAGGAGGGAACTGGTCATCCTCGCTGAGGTGACCGGACAACCGCTTACGGGGCCGGGCGGACTCCTGACGTGGGAGCCGCGAGACATCGCAACGCTCGAAGAGTGGCTAGACGACAAGGCCGACGCAGCAAAGGACGCAGCACGGAGGGGGTGAGGCAGATGGGCACTTCATTCGATGAACTGATCCGCGACCTTCGGAAGTTCGAGGGCCGGAAAGAAGTCACGAAGCAACTACGCGCCGAGATTCGCAAGCCCATCCCCTCCGTCCGCGCGGCCATCAAGCGCCGGGCACTGGCCACCCTCCCGAAGAGCGGTGGACTCAACGTCTGGGTGAGCAGGACCAAGGTGACCGCCAAGGTTCTGCTCACCGGGCGTGCTGCCGGTGTGCGCCTCAAGGGTGGGCGCAACAGCAGTGGCAACCGATCTGACGTTCGCCGGATTGATGCCGGCAAGGTGCGTGCGCCGTCGTGGGGCCGGCGGGGCAGGGACGCATGGCACAGCCAGCAAGTCCCCAGCGGCTTCTTCACGGAGCCGGCTACCGAGGTCGACCAGTGGCGGAAGGCATGTGAGAAGGCCGTGGACAAGGCAGTGGAGGTGATCCGCCGTGGCTAGGGATGTCGAGATTGACGTGATGCTCCGCGACAAGACGGGGCCGGGGGTCACGTCCGTAGAGCGGAACCTCAAGCGAGCCAACGAGGAGTCGAAGAAGAGCAGTTCGGCCATCGGCAAGGTGGTGGCCGACTATCACAAGGGCTTCAGCAAGTTGGGCACCGCAGCGGCGCGGTGGGCCAACTCGGGTAACAGCTCAAGCAAGAAGTTCGTTCGTGGGCTCGTCAGCGGGATGGACGCGCTTGCCAGCCTGGGTAGCTCCATCGGTGGTGGCCTGTCCAAGGCCATCTCTGCCGCTGGTCCTCACGTCCAGGTCGCCATGGGCGCTGTGTTGGTCGGTGCGGCCGTAGCGGCAGCGCCGGCTATCGCGGGTGCCATCGTGGGTGGCGCGGCCCTTGGCGGCGTCGTGGGCGGCCTCATCATCGCCAGCAGGGATGCAAGGGTCGCGGGGGCCTTTGACAACCTGAAGGAAGAGATCGGGTCAGGGCTACAGGACGCGGCGAAGCGGTTCATCCCCGCAGCACTTGATGCCGTCAACGTAGCCAGATCAGCGTTCCGGGGGATGCTCCCCGACCTGAAGCGTCTGTTCGACGTCTCGGCTACCTGGGTCGCTCCCCTGACTCGCTCCATCGGTCGTGCGGCGCAGTCGATGCTGTCCGGCATCACGCAGGCCGTCACCAAGGCTGGTCCCATCATCGCGGCCATCGGTCAGGGCATCGAGATGATCGGCAAGTCGGTGGGCAACATGTTCGCCAGCCTGTCCGACAACGGCGCGTCCATGGGCCTGGCGCTGAAGGGCGTGTTCATCCTCATCGCCAGTTCGATCGACAACGCCGGCAGGGCATTGAACTTCCTCGTCGAGGCGTTCGAGTTCTTCGTCAACAAGATCCCCGGTGGCAAGAAGCTGCTTGATGGGATGAAGGCCAGTCAGGACGGCACGAAGACCAGCGCCTACAACCTGGCCGGTGGGTTCCAGGCTCTTGCCAGCGACTCCAACGCGGCGGCGGCAGGTATCACCCGGCTCAAGGAGAAGGCCGACAACCTCGTAGACAGCAACATCAGCCTGCGTGAGGCGCAGATCGCCTCCCGTAACGCCATCTCCGAAGCGACTGAGACCCTGAAGCGCAACGGCAAGGCGCATGGCGATGTGACGAGGAAGGGCCGGGAGAACGAGTCCGCCCTACTCGCGCTGGCGACCGCCTTCAACAGCGAGGCGACGGCCGGTGAGAAGAGCGGCATCAGCGCGGAGCGGGCGAGCAACAAGTACCACAACAACCGCGCCGCACTGATCGCCATGGCGGAGAAGGCCGGCTACTCCAAGACTCAGGCGGCGCGTCTGGCGGCACAGCTTCTCAAGATTCCGAACAACGTCCACACGGACATCAACGCCGACACTCGCGCGGCCTCTGCCGCAGTGACCAGCTTCCAGAAGCGGGTTAACAACCTCAGGGGCAAGACGGTCACCGTCACGGTGCGCGTGCAGAGCAACGGCAACCACTACATCCCCGGCGTCGGCACGCAGCTCAAGAACGCCGGCACCGCTTCGTGGATGGATGCCAGCGGCGGCAACACCACTTCGCGGGTCGGCGGGCCTCGGGAGACGGTGAAGCTCGACAACACCGTCAACGTCGCTCTGGACGGTGCGCCGTTCTACGCCTACACCGCCCGCGCCATCAACGAATCAGAGCGCCGTACCGCGTGGCGGCAGAAGGTGGGGAGGCGGTAACCATGGGCGTCGTAGACACCTTCGGGCGCAGCGTCACGGGTGGTTGGGGTACCTCGGACTCGGGATCAGTCTGGGCAGTCTCAACCGTGGGTGGTGGCTCGTCCGCTGACTTCAACGTCGGAGGCTTCGTCTCCGGCAAGGGCACCCACTCGCATGGCGGAACTAACCGATACATGCGCTCAGTCGTAGCCAGCGCCAACATCCAGGACCCCGATCAGGTGATGGACCTGGCTATCTATTCCCCGTTCGTCACCGGTGCCGCAGTGGTGATGGGAGTCGTGGGCCGGTACCAGGACGCCAACAACTACTACTGGCTGCGCACGGAGTTCAACGCCGGAAGCTCCAACATCCAGCTCAAGATCAGCAAGGTCGTCGGCGGAACCGATACTCAGATTGCCAACGTCAATCCGCTCCCTGGTCTTAGCTACGGCCTCAGCGCGGTACGCATGCGGGCTCGAATCATCGACGACATGCTTCAGATCAAGGCGTGGCCGGCTTCAGGAAGTGAACCGGCTAGCTGGAACCTCACCGCGTACGACAGCACGTTCAGCGCGGCGGGCGGCGTAGGTATTCAGTCGTGGGTGGTCGGTGGCAACACGAACTCCATGCCGTTTCCGATCACCTACGACAACTACAACGCGGACGAGAACATCACGCCGGTTGTCTTGTCCGCCGTCGCGCAGGATGTGTGGCCGACGCGCGTGCTGGTGTCGCTGACGGGCATCACGGTGGGCAGCTCGGTGGCGCTGTACCGGGTAGTCGGCGGTGAACGCACTCTGGTGCGCGCAGGAATCGGCAGCACCGTGACGGACAAGTCCTTCCTTCGTGTGGATGCGGAGTTGCCCTTCGGGGAGCCGGTGTCGTACGTCGCGGTGGTGAACGGAACCACGGAGTACACCACCGCTCCCGTCACCTACGCACTTGATGGCGGCAAGGTTGCCGTCACCGATGCCATCACCGGCAACGCGGCGGAAGTCGTCATCACCGCATGGGATGAGAAGTCGTACGAGCGGCAGTCATCGGTGTTCAAGGTGGGCGGGCGCAACGTCGTGGTGTCCGGCGATATCGGCATGTTCGAGGGCGATATCGAGCTGCTGACCGAGACCGATTCAGCGCGTGAGAACCTGACCGAGCTTCTGACCAACGCCACGGAAGGCGCGGTGCAGATCCGGCAGCCAGGCGGATACGCGGGCGTTGACTCCTACGCCGTAGTCACGCGGGTGGCGGAGCGGCGCTTCAGCCAGGACGGCAGCGACCAGCGCCGGTACTTCACCCTCAGTGTCGCTGAGGTCGAGAGCTGGGCACCCGCGATGGAGGCACGAGGCTTCACGCTCCAAGACATCGCCAACGCCTACACGGGGCTGGTCCTGGCAGACATCGCGGCCGACTACGCCACGCTGCTGGACATCGCGCAGGGGGACTTCTCATGATCCCGCTGTCGACCGTCGCTCAGTCCGTGCTCACCCGCTCCTTCAAGTACAAGCTGCGGGTCGAGTCGTGGCTTGGCCCCGACCTTCTTGCCGATGACGTACCGGTCAGTTCAGCCAGTGAAGAGGCTGACCGTTCGTTGCGGGTGCCGGAGCGAGTCACCCTGACCATCCCCCGGCTTTCCGGCGGTACGTCCTGGTCCCCGGTCACCGACAACCACCCGCTTGCCGCCAACGGTCAGCGGTTGCGGGTGCAGCTCGGCATCGGAGTCGGTGGCGGGCAGATGGAGTGGATTCAGCGGGGATGGTTCGTCATCCAAGAGTCGGTCGCTGAAGGCGACACAGTGAACGTCTCTGCTGTCGGCCTGCTTTCACTTGTTGAAGAGGCTCGGTTGGTCTCTCCGTTCCAGCCGTCCGGCACCCTCGTGTCCACCCTCCGTGGGTTGGTGGAGCCCACCGTGACCGTGGTCGTAGACAACGGCCTGACGGACCGTGCGGTGCCGTCCGGCATCAACTACGACGACGACCGCCTTGGGGCCGTCATGGAGCTTCTGGACGCGTGGGGAGCCGACGCCTACGTGACCGAGGACGGGTACCTTCTCGCCACACCCATGGGGCCGAGCATGACGCCGGTTCTGAGCCTGACCGATGGGGCCGGCGGCACGGTGATTCAGGCCAGCGGTGCCAGCACGCGGGAGAACGCCTACAACGTCGTCGTAGCGCGAGGAACCACGGCGGACGGTGGTCAGGTCCAGGGCGTCGCCTACAACTACACGGGGCCGAAGGGCTACGGGGGCTACTTCAACCCGTTGCCTGTCCCGTACTTCTACGAGTCGCCCCTACTGACCACCGTCGCGCAGTGCAACTTGGCGGCGCGCACGGTGCTGTCCCGCCTCAATCGCTCCACCGCCAAGGAGTTCCGAGTCGAGATGGTGCCGCATCCGGCCCTTCAGGCGGGCGACACGGTGCAGATCACGACCGACGACTACCCCAACCTGCTGTGCGTGGTTGAGGCGCTGACGTTGCCGTACAAGGCAGATGGCGGCGTTCAGACCCTCAAGTTGAGGAGCCTGGCATGAGTTCCCTTCTGGCGACAGCCAAGACCGCCAAGAGCGGGACCACCGTCACCGCGATCGTCAACGGCATCACCACCACGGTTCAGGTCGCACGGGATCTGTCCGTGGCGGCGGGAGACATCCTGTTGGTGGAGCGGGTCGGGGCGCAGTGGTTCGCCTACGCGGCAGTGTTCACTGTCCCCGCCGGTCCGGCACCGGTACCGGTTGAGGACGAGAACCAGACGCCACCACCGCCCAAGCCGGTCATCACCACTGGCAGCCTGGTGGTGAGTCCCGTAGAGACGCGCTCCTACCGCAACGGCACCTGGCGTACGGACAACGACGACGTGTACCAGGGCCAGTACGGAGGATGGGGCAACCACACGGGTTGCGTCTTCTACGGCACCAAGCCGGCAAGCCTGGTAGGCGCCACCGTCACCAGCGCGGTTATCAACGTCAAGCGGGTCAGCGCGGGCGTGTATGCGGCGCAGCCGACGACCATGCGGCTGGTGACGGAGAAGACCCGGCCGACGGGAGCACCCACCCTCGGTTCGTCCACGGCGGGACCGTCGCTAGCGGTTGGTTCCTCTGCGACGTTCACCATCCCGACTTCATGGGCTCAAGCAATGGTCAACGGCACGGCGGGAGGACTGGCGTTCTACGACGCAACCGGTTCGCCCTATGTGCGTTTCGCGGGACGCGGTTCCTGGTCTCCCGCTTTCACGATGACAATCGCGTGGCAGAGAGGATAACGACATGCCCACCACCAGCAAGGGACTCACCTACCCGACTTCCACGGGACACGCGCGGATCTGGGAGCACATCCAGACGCTTGCTCAGGACGTCGACCGGGTCATCACCAAGCCTGCCATCGGCAAGGCGTCCAACACCGTCTCGCAGAGCAGCATCACCACGGAAGCCGTGTCGCTGACGGTCAGCAGCATGGTCTTCAAGGCGGGGTGGGCGTACCGGGCGTACATCCGAACCGCTGTGTACGGCACGGTTGGCGCACAGGTCGCGTTCCGTCTGCGCAAGACCAACGCCACCGGCACCGACCTCGGCGAGTTCGGCCGTGTGACCTGTGATGGCACCGTGGTTGGCTCGTCCGCGATGGTCAACGGCTCCATCGTCCTGGTCCGGTCTGCCGGTACGGATCTCACGACCGACGTGGTTCTCACGGTCAGTGCGTCCACAGGAACAGTCAACTGTTGGGCGGGCACTTCCTCGCCCCGCTATCTCATCATCGAGCCAATCGGCACCGCCGCCGAATATGCCGGCCTCGGCGTTGACGTAAACTGATCGCACAACTAAATAGGAAGCGCGGAGCCTTAGGGATGGGGCTCCGCGCTTCTGCGTTTCAGGAACTAAATGCTGCGTCGGTTGAGTCTCAGCTTCTCCATCCTTTGCGTACGGAACTTGTCAATCACAAGTGCCGCGTTGTCGAGACGGGGACAACCCTCGGGTGTGCACTTCGAGCACAGGTTGCGTTCGTGGAACTCGATGCAGTACGACGCCAGCGTCACCGCGAAGGGCACCTGACGGATCACCTCACCCATCGCGCGGCTCCGTCCTGCGGGCGTGCGGGAGAGTCACCCATGCTCCTGCGCGGCCGGGGTAGCTGCCTGGCCATCGGTTGCCGGAGTTACGGCGCACCAGGGCTTCACGCGCGGCCTGTGGCGAGAGAGCACCGGATCGGGACGGGTAGGCCGTAGCTGGTCCCGTCTGGTCCAAGGGCGGGGCAGGACGCTTCCTGAACGGCCAGATCCTCATGGCTGCACTCCCGTGGGCAGGTTTGGCTTGAGGAACTGAAGGTAACCCTGTACGTCCCTGTACGTCTAGGGACGTACCTGAGCGGTGGTCGTTCACGGACGTACAGGAGCGTGGCGAGCATGAGTCTCGATCCGCTGTCGCCTGAGCCGCTGTACGTGCAACTGGCAGACGCGATCACCAAGCAGATTCAGGCGGGCAAGCTGGTGCCCCGCCGACCCATCCCCAGCGAAGAGCAACTACGCCAGGAGTTCGGAGTCGCACGGGGCACCGTGAGACAGGCTGTGAAGTTGCTACGGGAACGCGGTTTGGTGGTGACCGTTCCGCAGCGCGGGACCTACGTCGCTTGGACCGACTGAAGGACTCGGCTCCAACGGGCGCTCAGATCCACGGAGACGGCTTGAAGCTGGCTCGCCCTCTCCCTGTCCGCCCTGGTGACCTTCAGCGCCTCTGAGACCTCCTGAGCGGCTTCCGGGGTCAGCGGGAGTGGACGGGTCTGGTAGCGCTTCTCCATGAACCGCAGAGCGGTGGTGAAGTCGACGCCGCTCCGAACTTGGTAGTTGCGGGCGTTGGTGCACGTCTTGCACATCCGACCCGTTCGGGACCAGTACGTGTTCCGCAGCGTGAAGCGATGCCCTCGCATGCACCGCTTCCGTCGCCCCCGGTTCGCCAGGTTGACGCTGTGGGTTACTTCCCTCAAGTGCTCCGGGTTGATGCAGGCGCGGTTGCATCGCTTGAAGTGGTCAAGTTCAAGGCCGGGGGTAACCGGGCCAACCCACTTGGTCCAGTAGAACCGGTGCGCGGTCGTTGAGGTCTTGCGACCATCCACCACCACGGCCTTGTTCCCATAGCCGCATGCGTCCAAGAACCCGTCGTAGATCCAGCAACCGTTCTTGTCGATGGTGTAGCCGGTGTGCTTGCCGACGACGACGCCATAGGGCCAGAGGTCTTCGGTGGTACGGTTGAGCACGGACATTTCATCTCCTCAAGGGTTGAGTGTTCAGAGGGGCCACCAGGATTCGCAGTCGTTGGTGGCCTCTCGCCATATCTAGCTGTTGGTTGCGTTCATCCAGGCGACTCCGCCCCAGCAACACAGGTACATGAGACCGAGTGTGACGACCAGGGTGACGATGACTCCAATGGGCGTTGCCTTCTGTCCAGGCTTCTTCGGTCCCTTGATCGGTCGGCTGTACCGCAGCGGACCCACGCCGAAGTTCCATCGCCAATTGCTCACTGCTTGCTCCTGTCAATTGAGGTAGTTCTCAAGTCCAAGACGTCGTGCCATGGAGTTTCCGGTGCTGACTTTCGGGGACACACCCTTGACCCGCTGTACCGCCTCCTGAAGCGCCGTGAGCTCCGGGTCCTTAGTCGGTCTAGGGCGGACCACCTTTCGAGGCTTGACGGACTTCTCGGCGGGTTCCTCGGGGAGGTTCTTCTTGATGACCCTCTTGGCCGTGGGCTTCTTCTGGACAACCCGCCCCTTGGTGTTCGGCTCTCTCGCGGGGGTGGGGTTGCGCCAAGCCTGCACCTTCCGCTTGTCGATGTACTGGAACGTCAGACCGTTGCGGTTGCTCCAATCGATGATGGATGCGTACTTCACACCATCAACCTCGTACGGGGCGATGAAGTCAGAATCGACCAGCTCCCCAATCCAGTGGTTCAACTCTTCAATCGTCTGCCCTACTTTGACGGGGACGTTGTTCTTCAGCCACTTGCCGTCGATGTTCACGTTGCCCACGTCATCAGCGGCAACCATCAACCCGACCAGAAACCACTTGGCTTCCGGGGAGAGAGCCACTGCCCGGTACTCGATGAACAAGCTCTTCTGAACCATGCGGTTTCTCATGGCATCCGCTTTCGGGGGAGAACCTTCTTCTTCGGCTTGGGCCTGGTGAACTGAACCAGAACGCCCCTGTCGTCGGTGGAGGTGCGAACAGTCATCCCCGACTTACTCGCATGTGCGTAGGCCGCAGCACGTATCGCGCGGTCGCTAACCGTGTAGTCCTCTCCCCGCACAAGACGCCACGGGGAGCCATCTGCCCAGATGTGCCAGGGGTACTTCTGCACTCCCCCGACACGCGTAATGAACTGCTCCACTTGTTCTGCCATGAACTCAGAATAAGTGCGTTGTCAAATAGCTCACCAAGCACTTATCTGTTTCAAGTTCTCAAGTCTGGGTTCTTAGTTGTTTACGTTTTCAGGTTCTTAAGTCTGAGGTTCCAAGGTTCTTAGGTAGATGGTTATTAGGTTGGGGGTCCAACAGGAGACGCACTTGGGGTGCACCTGGGGCGCACACACTGTGCACACCCTGGGCACAGTCGTCTCACACACGTCTCACGGCAGGTCCGTGAAAAGGGGTGAACGGCAGGTACGTCCGCAGACGCAGAAGTGCCCCTGACCAGGCGATACGTGATGGGCGGGGATGGGCCGTGACCCCGGTCCGCTTACTTCCAAACTGACTACGCGGGTTCGATTCCCGTCGCCCGCTCCACCCACGAAGGCCCAGGTGGACCGCATGATCGCGGCACCCGGGCCGGCACCCCTCTCCTCCGGTGCACTCGGGCCGGCGGTGGCCGGTTCTCGCGAGCACGAAGCGGGGGGCCGCCGACGGCGACCCCCCGCGAGCTCGTGGGCTACCTCGTTGTGGCGGTCGCCGAGGAGCCCGGCTGGTAGCACCGCAGCTCTTCGAACGGCTGCCACGGCACGCCCGGCGTGTTGGGCGGATCGCGGAACACCAGCGGGGTGATGAGCAGCCCGGCGTTCGTCTGATTCCGGCTGTCGTCGTTCGCATCCGGAACCCACAGGTCGATGATCTGGTACGGCACGCCGTCCACGACGCTCACCGTCCGCGGCTGACCGCCGCAGGAGTTCCACGAGATCGTGGCGCGGGCCTTGCTGTCCACCGCGATGCCCCAGTTCCTGGGTGCCGTCCACGGGCCCAGCGGGCTGGGGGCGGTGGCGTACGCCAGCCCACATCCGGAGCCGTACCCGCAGTTGTCGTAGTTGAGCGTCATGACCCACTTGCCGGATGTGGAGTCGAAGTACGCTCCCGGTCCCTCCGACGCGGTGTAGCCCGCGATGTTGGTCACCCCGTTGCCGGCCACGTTGCCGGTGCCGTTGGTCCACCAGACGTCCAGCTTCTCCATCGCGAGCGTCTGGTTCGTCATCGTGCAGATGAGGTACGCAGAGGTCCCGTCGGTGAAGATGCCGAAGTCACCATTGGTGACGCAGGTGTAGATCTTCGGCTTGTTGTACGAACCGTGCGCGCCGGCCCCGGGACCGCAGGGTCCGGCCGGTCCCGCGCAACCCATGGCGTTGTACGAGTTCCTGCCGGGGCCGTCCGCGTAGTCGGCCACCGAGTTGAACCACAGGATCCACACGCCGTCACTGCTTCGCTGCACCATGCGCGGGTTGAAGCAGCCCGCGTTGTTGTTCCGGGTGCACTCGTCCCGCCAGGTCCGCCCGTTGTACGGGTCGATCGAGTTCGGGTCGAACAGGTTGGTGATCTGGCTCCACGGCCCGGCCAGACTGGGCGCGGTGGCGACACCGAAGCCACAGAAGTTGGTCGGCGTGGCGGTGTTCCAGCGGAAGCCGCAGGCGTAGCGCGTGCCGTAGAGGTAGTACGTGTCCCCGTCCTTGAGCACCATGCCGTCGTGCAGGTCGATACCGCTCAGCGCGACGGGAACGGCGGCGGACGCCGCCGGCAGGGTCGTCCCGGAGCTCTGCGTGGCACTGGCGGTGCCGGAGTTGACCCACACGGCCAGTGTCAGGGTGAGCAGTACGCCCACCCCGGCTGCCAT